ATTGCTGGCTGGGTGGTGATGAAACCATCAAAACAGATGATGAAATGTTCTTTGGTGTTTCGTCAAAACTCGCTGAAATCGTACAGGTAAAAGACGCTGAAATAACAAAGCTCTAAAGTCAGCCAAATATTCTGCTGCCAAAAATGGGATCATGTTGATAAATACGCAATTGCGTTACTATCTGCACATTGCTGATCCTGATGGACTGACTGATGAAGAATGGGCAGCATACGCAGAATCACTGAATTGGATTAGAAAACAGGAAGCAGGAAAATGAATGTATTAAACTATGTATTGAATGTAAATGGAAATGTGCTGTCTATGCTTAATCGCATAGGTGCAGCATCAGGTTCATCACGCAATGATGTACGTGGTTTGAGAAATGAAGTTGAAGGCTTAAACACGGTCAATTTAAGTGGTCTTACATCTAAAATAACAGGCGTTTTTGCCACGTTGGGAATCGGTGCAATACTTGGAAAAACCGTTTCAGATGGAATGGAACAGGGCATGAAAAACGTGTCATTTGAAGTGTTGTTCGGTGGTGTTGAACCTGCAAAGAAAATGATTGATGACATCAATAATTATGCTGCAAAAGCGTATGGAAAAACTGCATTGACCAATGGTGTTCAAATGATGGCTGGTTTCGATATTGCAAAAGATGAAATCATGCCAAACCTGAAAGCCATTGGTGACATTGCAATGGGTGATGTCAATAAATTCAATTCACTGACTTTGGCATTTTCGCAAATGTCATCCACCGGAAAATTGATGGGGCAGGATTTGTTGCAAATGATCAATGCCGGATTCAATCCACTGGTGCAAATGAGTAAAACAACCGGAAAAAGTGTTGCACAACTCAAAGATGACATGTCAAAGGGTGTCATTTCAGCACAGATGGTGCAACAGGCATTCTATGATGCAACTGGTGCAGGTGGACAGTTCAATGGAATGATAGAACGAATGTCCAATGAAACTGGTGGATTGTGGAAAGGTGCATTGTCCAAAATTGATTTGTGGATGAATCGGTTTTATAACTGGATAGAACCTGTTTTGAAACCAGCATTGCAAGGATTCAACAAATTGTTGGATGATCCTATTGGTACACTTGGAAGGTTGACAGATAAATTCACCACTGATTTTCCAATTATTTCCGGTCTTATCATCGGTGTCACTGCTGCACTGACTGCATATAAGGTTGTGACTGGTATTATCACCATTGCAACTGGATTGTGGACAGCAGCACAGTGGTTGCTAAATGCTGCACTGACTGCCAATCCTGTTGGATTGATCATTGCTGGTGTGGTGGCTTTGATTGCACTGATTGCATTTCTGATCATCAAAATTGATGGTTGGGGTGATACATGGGATAATGTGATCAAACTGTGTACACTGGTCTTTGATAGCTTCAAAGCCAACTTACAACTGAAATGGTTGCAGGTTCAGGACTTTTTTATGAAAGGACTGGAAACCATTGAAAAAGGCTGGTATAAACTTCAATCCTTATGGAACGAAGATGCAGCCAATGCAGGACTGGAAAAACTGGAATCACAACGGAATGAACGTGCCAAAGAGATTGCAGAAGTAAAAGGCAAAATTGATGACATCAACAATCAGATTTCCAATTTGGATGTGATCCAGTTGAAGGTCAATGATACATCTTTTTCTGATGTTGCCAATAGTTTGAAAAGTAAACTTGGTATTTCTTCACCTGGCATTCCAGGAACTGACATGACACCTGGTGGAACTGGTGGATCAGGTGGCATTGGCGGTGGAACTGGTGGAAAAGCAGGTAAAGACACGGCAAACAGCATTGCAACAGGTGGATCAAAGACAACACATATTTATGTGACTGTTGGTGAAATGGGAAACAACATGAAGATATATGTGAATGATCTGAAAGAAGGTGCAGAAAATATCCGTGACATCGTATTGGATCAATTAACACGTGCTTTGACAATGGCACAGGGGCAAATTTAAGATTATGGCATTCAACACAATATTCACAAAGAACAACCGGATCACGGTGCAGGATGCCAGTGACCTGGTGCAAAGCGGTGAAGTGGTCAGCATGGTGTTGCCTTTGAAACTTCGTTTGCCTGATGGACAATGGTGGACATTTCCTATTGAACCGTTGATTTCGGTATCAGGAAAAAATATCATCAAAAGACGTTATGTGGCAAAATCGGAAAAGCGTGGATCAATCAAAGAACGGTGGTCAGAAGATGATTTGTCCATCAATATTCAGGGAACATTGGTCAATGCTGATTTGCACGCATTTCCTGCTGATGATCTGTCAACACTATATGAAGCAGTAAGGCAGCGCAAAGCCATTGAAGTACAAAATGAACTGTTGCAACTGTTGGACTGTCACCAAATTGTGGTTGAACCATATTCTTTTCCATTCTCAAAAGGTGAAAATGTGCAGAACTTTTCAATGGATGCTTACAGTGATGATTTATATGAACTATTCATTGACGTGAAAGATGTTTAACATGGTTTATGACATACGCATTGGCAACTATAAACTTGGTTTGCTGGAATCGGTGGAAATACACAAAAGTGTTGACCTGCTGACAGACACAGCCATTGTGGTTGTTCCTGGTGTGGTTTACAACCAATCGTTGGACATCGAAGGCAAAGTGAAGGTTGGTGATCCTGTAACCATCAAATTGGGATATGATGACAACCTGGTGACTGAATTTGAAGGTTATTTGCAACGCATTGACACGGATGACAGCAGTTTGACATTCAATTGTGAAGATGCCATCTATCTGACACGTAAACCAGTAAAAGACAAACAATTCACAAAGACCAGCGTGAAACAGATTGTGCAATACTGTCTTTCTGAAATAGGAATGAAAGACCTGAATTGCACCTATGACATCACCTATGAAAAATTTGTGATCAAAAATGCCAATGCTTATGATGTGTTGAAAAAATTGCAGGAAGATACAAAAGCAAATATCTACATGCAAGGAACAACACTGAACGTGCATCCGGCTTATGTAGAAAAAGGCGGTGATGTACGCTATGACTTTGCGGTCAATATAGAATCATCAGACCTGAAATATAGAAGCAAGGATGACAGGAAGTTTGAAGTTGTAGTTGAAGGCATTGGACTGGATGGCAAAAAGAAATCTGTGACTGTTGGCACAACTGGTGGTGAAAAGCGCACGGTGAAGGTTTACAACGTGATGGATGATGCAGCACTGAAACAGCGTGGATTGGAAGAAATGAAATACCTGGTTTATGATGGCTATGAAGGTAGCATCACAGGTTGGCTGATTCCGTATGTAGAACCAACATATTCTGTGCATTTGCATGACAAAGAATATGAATATAAAACCGGATCATATTATGCAGTGTCTGTGACCACAACATTCAGTGAAGATGGTGGTGTGCGCAAAATAGAATTAGGACGTAAACTGACAGGCAATGGATAAATACAGAAGATTGGCAGACCTGCTGAAAGGCAGGAACGAAACAAAAGAAACCTTTTTCACGGCAACTTTTGTCAGTTCGCAGGGTGATACCTGTACCATCAATGTGGATGGTTTGGAACTGGATGGTGTCCGGCTGAAACCGACAACGGCAACCACTGAAAACAAAGTGATGTTGACACCAGCAGAAGGAAGTGATGTGCTGGTTGGTTCTTTTTCCGGTGATTTCAGCAACCTGTTTGTGCTGTCTGCTGATGAAGTTGAAAACATTGAAATAACCTGCAACGGACAGAATGTGATGCAACTGCTGTCACAACTGATTCAAACGCTGGCAAAAGCACAGGTGATCACACCAGCCGGAAATGGCACGTTTGATCCTGATGTTATATCGCAATTAAATATGATTGAAACATCATTTAAACAGATTTTCAAATGAAGAATTTAGGAATCTTATTGAATCCAAAAACCAATGATTTGGATATTCAGGTGCAAAGGGATGCAGAAGGCAAAATTGTTCAGGGATTCACTGTTGGTGATGTGACCATGCAGAATGCTACAATAATACTGGTGATGCAACCTGGTGAATTGAAATCACATCCAACGGTGGGTGTTGGAATCAACAATATGTTGCTGGATCACGAATTTCTGTTATACAAACACAAGATCAGACAACAGTTGACTAATGATGGAATGCGAGTGAAAAAAGTGGAAATAAACGGACAAAATGTTGAAATACATGCAAATTACAAGTAAACAAGGGCAATGGCTTGGTGATATCGCAGTGCGTGAAGCTGGCAGCATAGAAGCAATTATTGAAATGTCGATTGCAGACGAAATTGCAGTGACAGAAGCACTGGTAGTTGGAACACCATTGGCGACACCAACACCGATAGACAGACGTGTGATGAATTATTATAAAACAAACAACATCTATCCGGCAACAGGAACCACATTGGAACAAACATCGTTTGGTGGTATCGGATTTATGGCAGTAGGTATCAGTTTTATTGTATCGTAATGGAAAAGATGGTTGACAGGACAGTGACGTGGATTGGTTCACTATTTATGGCATTTGCTGCTGCTTTCACCAACAATGCAGATGCAGTTGGCTTTGCACTGATGCTGGCAGGTGGTTTGGT